ACTCCATGCACGAATGAGTGCATGGAGTTCTTGTTTTAGGTAGCATCCGAACGTTGGTTTAGAGTTCCTAGGACAGGAACTCTTATCAACTTTTAGATCTTATCAGTGAGATGACTCGAGCATGACGACTACGAGAGCTCATTTAAGTATTACAAAGTTAATTATTATACGGTAGGTCCTTTGGACCGAAATCGGGGCTTTGCCCCACCCGGGAGAAATCCCAAACCCCGCTGGCTAAGGCTGGCACAACCCCCCCCCGTGTATCAGTACACATTAAACAACTGAGCAATCTCAATCGTTTGAGGGCAGAAGTATTTCAAATAAACAATCTAACTAGAATTACTGTCGAATAAAGCCTAACACATATATGGAAGAACCAGAATGTGTTAGATTAGTTAGTCTGGATTGGTGTTATCCAAACAATTAACACTCGTTACTTGACATAAACGTATTATGTAAATGCTAAGCATGGCTAATTTTACTGATCACATATACGTATGAGATCTAATTGGCGTTATCTACGTCACAGACTGGACAGACCAGTCAACGGTGTGTAAGCACGAACAAGGAACATACTCCCAACTGTTGAACCTCTATGAGGTATGTTGGTTCAAGTGATTTGGCAATTACTTGACTCTTAGGACGTAGTGGAGACGTCGAATATAAAATGATCCTTGGTGTATAGCACATGTAGTGTTATTTTGCTAGTCTTGGAAAACTAGTAGTAGACACAACATAGACCGGAGATGTTCGTTTAAATGGTTGCGACGAACTATAAACTCAAACTTTCCACATAGGTAGCAGGGGGCTAATCCCCCCCTGTGAGTTACAACCCTAGTGATAGGGACCTTATACCAACACTTTAGTAACCAATCTTTCAATCAACAACAAGACGCCAATATTTACGAAGATGAAACATCACACACTTCACCGATGCTCTGTGAAGTTAGTGATGAGAAATATTGTAAAGGCATGATGTCACCGGATGAATATTCCGAGTGGTTAACACATTATTCCTACTACAAGGACAAGTTCCAAAAGAAGAAGAATGCTGAGAGAGCACAGATAAATCGGCAATCTTCACGTGTCATACGTAGCACAAAGAAGAAGAGCAAAGCACGACGTAAACGCGCAAAGAAGGTGCAAGCTCATTTCATTGGAAACATAGGTGTGGCATACATTAAGCAATGTGTTATTGATGCTGGATTGCAATCAAGTGAGAAGCTACTCGATGCAATTGAAAACATTGCTCTCCTATATAGCGGTATAGAGAATGCGGCTAATAATTTGGGAGTTTTCACAGCATTACTGGTGTATCTCAAAACACATGTAAAGGGTTCGATTTTCTTCAAGTTGCGGGATCTTATCACAAAGATTCTGACAGAACCCGAAACAGGTGATGTAGAAGCCCATTCGAGTGGGACACAGGATGAACCCTCAACAGAGGTGGATATTGAAAATCCTGATGGTGTCAAGATCAAGACGAATACTGGCTTTCAATGGAATGACAAACCAGAGTGGCTAGTTAAATTGAGAGATTTCCGCGTCAATTGGACCCAAATGAGGGATTCATTATTCACGGATAAACTATCGAAATTGCTTGGTCTTGTTGTCATTACAGGTTTGTGCGACGAGGAAACTGTCAAATTTGATATTGCAGGTTTCGAGTTGATTTCTGCAGACCTCAATGTAGTGCACAAGAAAGCATCATCCGTTATCGACGCTGTTTTCGACACTGTAATTTATTTCGTCGAAGTGGGATATGCATGCTGGAAACATGGTTCACTCAACCCAATTTGGACAGGAATGGAAGATGTGTCAATGGATCAAAGAATCTCAGACATCAAGAGATGGTGGAACTCCTGTGCCGTCGGCAATTTGAAGCGCGATTTCGATATGACCGATAGGCAATTTTGTGAGAAATTGGAGGATGCAATCCTCGAATTAGAGCGACGCAAAGCGCTCATCAGTCGAGGACTAGCACACATCACTTTGGTCAAATTGCACGCTCAATTGATGGACATTCACAACAACTTTGTTGACTTGAAAGTTTCTGGTGGTACCAGGAAGAGTCCATTCTTGATATGTTTCTACGGAGGAACAGGACAGAGTAAGTCTTTCATAACAGAACAAATGACTAGAGCCTTACTTACATCGGCTGGTGTGAATGCCGATGAGAGGCTTTGGTACACCAAAAATCCTTTGGATGATTACTGGTCAGGTTTTCGGTCCGATATGACTACTGTGAATTGGGATGATTTTTGTCAAGGTGCAGCAGACAAATCTACACACAACCCTTGGATGGATGTCTTCGGGCTCAAAGGTAATCAAAAATTTGTTGCCAACATGGCTGATGTCGAGTCCAAAGGCAGAGTTTACGGTGAACCTGAACTACTCACAATGAACACGAACTCCGAATGGATGCAAGTCAAGACTTGGGTCACATCGCCCAGTGCAGCGCTAAGACGCATCGACTATAGGATCGTTACAAAGACGAAAGCTGAATTTTCCAAAACAGGAGAAGTGGGCGGTATGTTGGACAAGAGTGCTGCTCTACTGTGGCGCAAAGAACACCCAGACGAACCTATTGATGATATCTGGGAATGCACCGTTCAGTACTTCAAACCGAAAGAAAATGCTTCCATATCAGCTTTACCTGATGTTAAGATTGCGAGACATTGGGGAAAGCCATTGGAGAATGTATCTGCCAAAGAGGCTTTGGCTTTTCTAACAGAACAATTCTTGTTGCATAATGAGGAGCAAACGACATTGATGGAGAATAAGAAGAACATCGCAAAATGCCTCGAAGTTTGTGGTGTGGATGGTTGTAGACAATTGAGAGGTGTGTGTAACTGCATACGCCCTGAGAAAGTCGATGCCCATACCTATCTAGGTGATGCCTTGTGCAAAGTAGCCGGAGGGGCTGCTGCAAGGTATTTGGATGTTTTCAATGGTGTAGACTATGCCGCGAGTAAGTTATTACTGCACCAAGCTGAACGTTTCTGGCGTAACAATGGTTGGTATGCCTTACTTCCGACATCATGGGCTAAAAATCCGACTTTCCAAAAATTGATGATGATTACGAATAGGCGTACGATGATGCAACACTATATGAAACAATCGATGTGGAATCTCATTTGGGGCGTGGCAAGCGCTGCTCCTTTGATGTATGCAGCCAGGTTCAAGCTGCTTCCTCCAAGACAAATCGGTTTAATTTCAAGTGGTGTCATCACATACACTGCTATGCGACAAATGTCGATAGCAGAATACGCCAAAGAATCGTTTGTTGAAGAATTGATTGAGACCAATGAATCAGTCAGCGTAGTCAGTTTGGAACAACGTGATCAAATTGCTAAGACGTTATTGACATCATCGGCGATGGTCATGGCAGCGTACACGCTTGTCAAGTTCATTCGAAATTGTAAAGACTCAGTCACTTTGATAAGTGGTCACGGATTTGAACCAGAAGAGGAAAAGATTGAATCTGAACCGCAGGGTAATTTGACTCCAACGAGTGAAAGTGAGATCAGAGCCCGCGAATTAGAAAGTGATCAGTGGGCCAAAGCTAAAGTGCAGAGATTGCCCGTAAACGAAGACACAGCCACTATGACCATTGAACAGGTTATGAATGCTGTCGGAAAGAGTTTGTACCACTGTAAGTTCGTTGACCATGGAACGTTTGTGAATGCCCTGTTTTTGGACACCAATATTTGCATCCTACCTAACCATGTGTTTGAAGTGGAAGGGAGGAATGTTGAAGACATAAAATGTTTTTTCAGTAAACACGGCCCCAACGTGACTGGAGGTAGTTTTACGTACTTGGTCAGTAAGTCAGCGACGTACCACATTCCAGGAACTGATCTTCGAGTCGTTTATGTCGGAGGTGGTGGTGATCATACAAACATCATGCATCTCTTCCCACAAGAAGGCCTAACTAATGGTTCGACCTTCCACGGACGCATTCGGTTCAGGAATAATGAAGGGAAATTCTTGGATGGTAAGATACATCCTGAAGTTGCACGTGTTGGTCACGCTCATTGCACAGATTTCAAAGGAGGCAAATATAGTGCGAAGACGTTTTCTGGTCTCTGTGGATCCCCTGTTTTCAGCGATTCTAAAACCAAACAAATAGTAGGAGTACATTTGGGAGGTGTCGCGAACATCCAGTATGGAATCTATGGGGAGATAACGCAAACAATGCTTCGTAACGCAATAGCCCAATTGCGCAAGACACCAGGTGTGAGACTAGGTGGATCGAGTGGTACTTTCAGGAATCATATCCTGGGTAGGGACATTGTCGTGAGTGCACACGGTCCTGAACCCCGAAGTCCCATGAATTTCCTTCCTCAGGGCACTCAATTGGAGTACTACGGGCAGTGTATTGGTAAGACAACACCGAGATCAGATGTGTGTAAGACAAAAATTTCTTCATACGTTTTTGATGTCATGGACTATGCCAATCAATGGGGCAAACCCTCAATGAAACCCGCATGGAAGCCTTACCAGACGTGCATGGCGAACATATCAGAACCAGCCCTGAATTTTGAACACACTGCTCTGATTTGGGCGATCGAAGATTACACACTCCCGATCTATCAGATATTTAAGAAACCACAGTGGCACTGTGGTCCACTAAGTCATCACGAAACTCTGAATGGGATAGCGGGTTCAAAATTTGTGAAGTCCATGGATTTTTCAACATCCATTGGATATCCATTGACGGGACCAAAATCCAAGTATTCAACATTGCACGTAGACGAGAAAGGCAATGAATACCGTGAGTTTGATGATTTCATACTACAACATTTGAAAGAAGTGGGAGAAGTGTACGAGCGAGGTGAGAGGTTTTATGCAGTTTGTAATGGCTGTACTAAGAATGAAGCCGTGCCTCTTGGTAAGGATAAATGCAGGATCTTTTACGCAAATCCTATATCCCTCGTGTACTATGTGAGAAAGTATTTCCTTCCTATAGCGAGAGTGTTCATGTTAAACCCTATTGTATGTGAGTGTGCAGTCGGTATTAACTCACATGGGCCTGAGTGGGAAGAATTGGACGACCATCGTAAGAAATATCCAAATATTTTCGGTGGTGACTATTCAAAGTATGATCAAAACATACCATCCCAACTAGTGAACGCAGCGTTGCAGATTCTCATTGAATGCGCCAAGTTGGCTGGATACACTGAGAAAGACATAAGAATCATGGAAGCAATTTCTAGTGATATCGTCTATGCAATGGTGAACTTCAATGGTGATTTGGTTAGGCTCCTCATTGGGGCAATGATCAGTGGTAATTCGCTAACGGTCATCATTAATGGTATTGAAGGGAGTTTGAACCTGCGTGTTGCATACTACTATCTTGTGGTCTTACCACACAGGGAGAAGAACTCGATGGTGGCCATGCTTGACCGCTCAAAAGAACATTTCAGAAAGAACGTAAGTTTGATCACATATGGAGATGACAATGATGGATCTGTCACGAACGCAGTGGCTGATCAATTCAACATCAAGACTGTCTCCGAGTTCCTTGCAAAGTATGGTCAGAAATATACCATGCCTGATAAGTCCACGACATTGAGACCGTTCTTGACGGTGGATGAAAGTGACTTTCTATGCAGGAAGACCAATTACATTCCTGAGATTAACACGAGAATTGGAGCTTTGGCAGAGGATTCTATCTTCAAGTCATTACACGTGCACACGTATGGTAAGAAGGAAACCCTCACTCGAGAAGAAAAAGTCTGTGCTGCGGCCGAATCAGCCATGATTGAGTGGTTCAATCATGGTAGAGAGACGTACGAGCGTAGACGTGCTCAGTTGAAGGAAGTCATGAATAGAGCTGAATTGATCAACTATTGTGATTTTCTCAACGAAACTTTTGATGATAGAGTGGAAAAATGGATCAGGACCTACAGGTCTTAGGTCTTTCCACTTATTGTCCGCTGGAGAGCGTTAAACTCACTTCACTCCAATCCTCTTGGAGTATAAGTAAAAAGAGGGCATATGCACTGGATACCATAAAGGATAAAGTCAGATTCGCAAAGGCTTTGTATATGCGCATGTATAATATAAATAGGTTTCGCAAACCAACTGCAAGACTCGTCCAATGAATTGAGCCGATCACGGACTAGAGTCAGAAAATAATGGCTTACTAATACAACATATAATAATAATAATGATAACAATAGTGTAATGTATATAATTGATGTAATAGATCAAGCACTGAGAATACTCGACATCGATCCCTTACGTGTGATCGCACAGAGTGGAGCAGTGCAAAACGCCACAGTTACTACAGCATCAGCTTCTCTGACTGCTGAGAACGCGGTGTTTGAGGATATGATGAGTCATCCTCATTACGAACAAGATGGCGAAACAGATCCGACCAGAATGATGCAAGATTCAGATGTGGCAGACCTAGGGAACTTCATGTCGAGACCCGTAAAGATTGCCGAGTACACATGGACTGTTGGTGGTCCTTTGGACGTGGATTTCAATCCATGGGATTTGTATTTTACGAATAAACGCGTTTCAAATCGTATTTGTAATTACAACCTGCTAAGGTCGAAGCTCAAACTTAAAGCTGTTATCAATGGTAATGGCTTCCACTATGGGAGATTAATAATGGCATATTTGCCATTCGATGATTTCGATACTCTCTCTGTTGTTAGTGGAGACCAAGCCCATTTGGTACAAGCTTCACAGCTTCCACACATATATCTGGATCCTACGAAATCTCAAGGAGGGGAGATGACACTTCCCTTCTTTTCGTACACTAATTACGTTTCTATTCCCGATGAGGGTTGGGGCGAATTGGGTAGAATATACTTGCGATCTTTGAACGATCTCAAGCATGCGAATAATGCTACTGACAACGTGACTATAAGTGTTTTTGCCATGGCGGAAGACTTACACATGTCGGTGCTTACTTCAATCAACCCGGCCTCTATCACTCCTCAGATGGGTAAGGAAACGGAAGAAGTTAACACGAAGGGAATCGTATCTGGTCCAGCGACTACACTTGCTAAGGTCGCAAATTCTCTGTCGATGATTCCGATGCTAAAACCATTTGCTTTGGCCACTTCCGTTGCAGCTACAGCTACAGCAACCATAGCAAAATTATTTGGTTATGCAAGACCGGCAGAAACAAAAAGTCCTGGTTCATTCAGGCCACTAGCAAACTCATCACTTGCAGTGACGAACACGGGAGACACGTGCCACAAATTGACGGTCGACTCAAACCAAGAGTTAACTATCGATCCTCGAATTTCTGGCATTGGTGCTAAAGATGACATGGTTATTACTTCCATCGCATCTAGAGAATCATATGTCACTAAATTCACGTGGTCCAACACAGCAGCGCCCGAAACGCTACTATGGAACACAGCAGTGTCGCCCGTTACATGGGCTAATGGCTCAGGCGGAAGTTTTAATTTTCCTGCCTGTGCTATGGCCGCCTTGCCTTTTCAATATTGGAAAGGCACGCTCAAATACAGATTTCAATTTGTTTGTTCAGCCTATCACAAAGGTCGTATTCGCTTTTCGTACGATCCAAATTATCAAGATGATTTGGAGTACAATACCAATTTTGTGCGAATTATTGACCTGGCTGAAACAAATGACTACACAATCACCGTTGCGAATGGACAAGTGGTATCTCTGCTTGAACATGCAATTCCAGGCATTGACCCGATCACGGACGTTTACAAAACGTCTGCGTTTACATCAGCGCCGGTTGGCAATGGTGTTTTGTCAGTTTCTGTTGTTAATGAGCTTACAACTCCGAATTCCGCTGTTAATAATGATATTGAAGTGAATGTGTTCATCTCTGCCGGAGATGATTTTGAAGTTTTCGTTCCATCTAACGATTTTGGTCGTTTTGTGGTTAAACCTCAGAGTGGTAGTATGACTGTCCCAGATGCAGATCTGACGGCAAATTCCTCAGCACCCATTCAAACAGACGAGAAGAACGTTGGTCCGGAGTTTTATGATCAACCACAATTGAACAGCGTGTATACTGGTGAGGCCATCGCGTCTTTCCGGCAGTTGTTGAAACGGTACGGTTTTTGGACTGGACTTGGTGACTTAGGTTCCAAGTTAGTTTACGGCCGTCGATCTCAGTTTCCATACTTGAGGGGAAATGTAGCAAATGCGGTCAATTCCACATTGGCCCCAGGACCCTACAATTACTGTAACACACTCATGCTGCATTGGGTAGTATTAGCATTTAGCGGCTATCGTGGATCTATTAGATACAAGATGCTGCCTATCCAGATTGGTGATGAAAGAGATAGTATTGACTTTCTCATTAATCGAAGCGAAATAAATCCATTGGATCCATTATACGTAGATGGAACAACGGCGTCCTTGACTTTCGGGTCGAATGTGGACGCGTCAGTTATTGGTATGCCGGGTGCCGACCCGACTTTGCCAACTACTTGGTTCGATGGTACAACTGGTGTTGCTTACCAAAATGGTCGAGTTAATCAGGCTTGTGAATTTGAAGTGCCGTACTACAGCAGATTCAGATTTACACCTGGGAAACAAGAATCCCATACAGGTAATGCCATCTTTGATGGTGCCTGGGATTATCGTATGCAGATGAAAACCAATTCAAATGCCACGATTCAGATCTATTGTGCCGCAGGAGAAGATTTTCAAACTTTCTTCTTCACAGGATTGCCTCCGCTCTATTTTGAGGCAACAGCACCACCTTAATCCCGCTAGGCGACCGGCGGTCACGTGTTAATGAACACGTAAGAGGTCCACTTATTAGAACCCTACATGGTTTTTAGTCTGTGGACCTAGTCCACGGAGGAATTTTACATGAATATGGGTCGCAAGTTTTAAGTGAGAACCTTTAGGAGTTTGCGAGAACTCTCTTCGGGCACGGAAGTGCCCGTTGTGGTCCGCAATTGC